AGTATATAAAGATGGATTTTGATAAAATATTTAATTTGTTTGATGATCAACAAAATTATGACGAGACGTCATTATTAGTAGATTTTTCTGAGCATCCTTTATTTTGGGTGAGTGGCTTTAATAAACTATTGAATAGCCATTTATTTTTTAAAAAATATACTGTTAAAACTTTTAAACATATCTCACCTGATATTAATATTGAGGAACTTGAGAAAGCTGGAGAGGAACTAATGTTTAGAAAAGCTTGGGGTTATATTAAAAATATTGATTTATCTAAACCTCTTCATCTTGATGTTATTAAAATGAAGGCTAGTAGTGAGTTTATAGAGCATTTAGAAATAGCAATTCAGTTTTTTGAGGGGATAGAGGAATATGAAAAATGTGCTCTTTTAAAATCAATTGAAGATAAAGTAAAAGAATTTTCAGCCTAAGTTTGGCCTTGGACTTTTCTACTCGTATATTAAAATTACGGGTTATGAGAAAAAAGAGAAATAAGAAAACGAGTAACGCGCGAATGAGTAAAACGGGTGGTAAGTTATAAACTAAACATATATGAGAAACAGAGAAGCAACATTAAAAAAACTTGATAGTATTGACTCAGGTTTAAATCAAATTAATCTTTATCTTAATCAAGGTAATAGAGAAGCATGTTATAATGCAGTTGAAGCTTTAAGAGAACAACTTGAACAAGCTAAACTTTATATCGAATCAGAACCTATTACAGGAGACGAATTAAATCGTATTTAATCTAAAAATAAAAGTTATGTTAACAGCGGAACAAATCCAACAAAATTGGATTGATTTTGAAGAAACTATTAAAGTATATATTGAAGAACCTCGTCGTTCTAAACTATTAGATTTTTATTCTAAATATTCAGAACGAATTATGTTAATGCCTGCTGCTCATAAAAAAGAGTATCATAATGCATTCCCAGGAGGATACGTTGATCATGTTTTACGAGTAGTAGATTGTGCTCTTAAATTAAATAATATTTGGATTGAAATGGGAGTAGACGCTTCTACTTACACTAAGGAAGAATTAATATTCGCTGCTTTAAATCATGATTTGGGTAAAATGGGTGATGAAGATAATGAAGCATATATTCCTCAAACTGATCAGTGGCGTAAAGATAAATTAGGTGAAGATTATAAGTTTAATGATAAACTTGAATATATGTCAGTTCCTGATAGAGGTTTACATTTACTTATATCTCATGGAATTCAATTCTCTAAAAATGAAATGTTAGCTATTAAGTTACACGATGGTTTATATGATGAAGCTAATAAGCCCTATTTAATGACTTGGATGCCAGAGACTAAACCGCGTACATCTTTAATTTATATTATTCATCAAGCTGATCTTATGGCTGCTCGTATTGAATTTGAACGTGAGTGGTTCCCAAAATTTAAGAATAGCTTGCCAGAGCAAAAAAATAATTATACATTGAATAGTAATAAATCATCTAAAAAATCACCTATTAAAACTAAAGCTCTTAGTAATATTAAGAGTGAGGGATTAAAAAACGTAATGGATGATTTTTTTAAAGATTAAAAATAAAATTTAAACAAATAAAGGTTGTAAAGAAATTTACAGCCTTTTTTCATTTATAAAAAACATGATAGTAGCAGCTGTTATTATTTCAATTCTAGTAATGTTATTGATAGCTATGTCTTTTGCACTACTTAATCTTCTTAGAAAAAATGAAAAATGTGAAGATATAATTAAATCATATGAAAATCATATAACTAATTTATCTAATACTATCAAATTTTCAGATCAGAAACTTAAAGAAGTAGATTCTAGAGGATTATTTACAAGCGATGATGAAGTAGGATTCTTTTTTCAACAATTAAAGTATCTTCAAGAACAACTAAATAATTTTAAAGTAAATTAATATGAGTAAAAATTACTTTACCCAGGAAACTGAAGATGCTATAATAGCATATAATTTAAGTGTAGATCCTATTGAACGTAGTAAAATATATAACGATAAAATACACTATGCTTTTTTTAAACTAACTCAAAATATTATTCATACATTTAAGTTTTATTATACTGAAGTTGAAAATATCGAAGATTTGCAACATGAGATAATAACTTTTTTACTTAGTAAAATACATTTATTTGATTCATCTAAAGGTACAAAAGCATATTCATATTTTGGTACTATTGTAAAACGTTGGTTAATTCTTTATAACGAAAAAAATTATAAAAAACGAGTAAATTCAATTCCAGTTACAACATTAGAAGAAGATAGTGGCCATTCTTATGTAATTGAAGAAAATAATTCACCTAGTGATAAACTAGGACATAATGATAAAATAGCATTATTTACAGATTTATATGTTGAATATTGTACTAATAATATATATGATATTTTTCCTAAAGAAAATGATGCTAAAATAGCTGATGCTATATTAGAATTGTTTAGAAAACGCGATAATTTAGAAGTATTCAATAAAAAAGCACTTTACATTTATATTAGAGAAATGATAGATGTAAAAACACCTAAAATTACTAAAATAGCTGATAAATTATATACTGTATATAAAAAAGGATATATATTTTATTTAGAGAATGGATATATAAAATTTCAATGATTCTAGTATTTATAACAAATAAATATATACTTAATCATGAGTAGTTTAGATTCTGATATTTTTGGTAATAAAAAATTAAAAGATTTATTCCAAGAAATATATAATAATCAAAAGAAAAAAGAAAAACAAATATCTGCCTTAATTGAAGAATTAAAACCTTTAATAGGAGATATTGGTGATGCTACTTTAGTTGTTCCATTAATTAAAGAATACTTAGAAATAGGTGTTAAAAATGATGAACAGTTAATTAAAATGGCTACTATTATTCAACGTTGTTTAACAACTGATAGTACTGAAGGTGGAGAAGGATTTTTAATCTCTGATGAAGAAAAAGCTCAACTTTTAGGTGAAATAAATAAAATCCAGGATAATTTAAACTCAGAAAATAATGGCTAATGTTAATTATGGTTGGTCAGGTTTAAAACGAGGAATATCTACTGGAGGTTCTAACAGTAGTAATTTTATTAGTGATTTAAATGATAAAATAAATAACATTATATTTGTAGGAAGAGTTACGAATATAATTTTAGATGACTCAAATCCTTTATTTTCTCAATTAGGAGAATGGAATAGTATAGGTTTTATTAATTATGAAATAATAAATAGTTCAACTAGTAATTTTAATTCAAATATATCTAGTAATATAGCTAAACCTATAGATACAAATATTAAAAAATATCCTTTAATTAATGAGTTTGTTTATATAATATTAGCTCCTAATGCTAGTTTTGGTGAAAATATTAATGATCCTATTAATATTAATGCTTATTATATAAATTCAATAAGTCTTTGGAATCATCCTCATCATAATGCTTTTCCAAATAATCCATCTGCGTTACCTCCATCACAAAGAAAAGACTATGAGCAAACAGAAGCAGGAAGTGTCAGAAGAGTAACCGATAACTCTACAGAAATATTTTTAGGTAAAACTTTTATAGAACGAGCTAATATTCATCCTTTACTACCATTTGAAGGAGATATCATATATGAAGGTAGATGGGGAAATTCAATTAGATTAGGAAGTACAGTTAAAAATTCTTCTAATAATTGGTCATCTATTGGTCAAAATGGAAATCCTATAACTATAATTAGAAATGGTCAAGGTCAACAAACAGATATGGGTTGGATCCCAACAACCGAAAATATAAATAATGATAATTCTTCTATTTATTTAACCGAAAATCAAAGAATTCCTTTAGAAGCATCTAGTACTAGTTACATTAGCTATAACTATAAAAAAGACACTCCAGCTGTTCCAAATCAATATACTCAAGCTCAAATAATATTAAATTCAGGTAGATTAGTATTTAATACTTATGAAGATCATATATTACTAACCTCAGCTAAATCTATAAATTTAAATTCTTTAACATCAGTTAATGTTGATGCTCCTAATTTTGTAGTTCAAGCTAATAAAATTTATTTAGGTAAAAATGAAGCTGATGAACCTTTAATGTTAGGTACTCAAACTGTTAATTTATTAACAGATTTAATAAAAACATTACAAACATTTATGACAATAGCTTCTTCTGCTACAACTAATATCTGTGTACAAGGTCAAGCTTCTACTTTACCAACTCTTAATTTAGCAGCTAGTGATGTTTTAGATGTTTTAGAAAATTTAAAAAATAAATTAGAAAGTCAAAATTTAGTATCTAAAAGAAATTTTACAATATAAATATGGCAGATCCAGAATATACATCAGCTGAACTAACAAATGGTTTAAAAATATATGTTATCAGAGATGGTATTAGAAAATACGCTCAGGTACAAGATCCTACTACTGGAGAAATAGTTTATACTGGACCTACATATAATAATACTCCTTCAAATCCTGTTAGTGATAAAAGAGTTTTATACGCGGCTGCTGATTATATGGGTAAATATTATAGAACTTCTTTAGATTTAAAATTTGGAACTTTAACCTTAAACGAAAGATCTCCCTCGGCTCCTTTATTAGTAGTTTATGGGGGTATTCCTGTTGGAGGTGAATTAGCTGATAAATATATGCAATATTTTGTATATGTAAATGGAATTAAAAATAATTATTCAACTTGGATAGCTAAATCTAATCCTAATACTAAAGGACAATTAGTTAAAGGAAATGAATCCTATAATGAATTAAATTTAGCTTTACAAAATAATAATATTATTCCTTCTAAAAGAATTCTTTATCTTTTTTCAGGAGGATATAATGAAGGAAAAAGTATTTTAAAAGCTGGTTTAGGTGGAGATTTTGATGAATTTTATCTGGTTGATATATGGATAGGAAGTTCAGATGCTGTTAATCCATATATTTCTTTAGCCGAAAGTAATAAAAATAAAGTTTTTTATTTTTATGCTTCAGGATGGGGTAGTGAAACTAATAAAGATAAACTAATAAAGGCTGTAGGTCCAGGAAATAGTATAAATTGCAAAAATAATATTCTTTTAGAAGGAGAAGCAGATCCAAAAACTAAACGAATGAATGGCCATATGAAATCTAACATAGTTGCCATTAACACTATTATTAATTCAACTCCTACTAAATCTTCTATTTCTAATACTAAACCATCTACTACTACAACTCCACCTCAAGCAACTCCAGGTATTATATCTACAGGAGAAGGAATTTCACCTGATATAAGTTTTGCTAAAAAAATAGCTATACAAAACGCTTCTAAAAATTATTCTGGAAGTTACGATATAGTTGATGAACAATTATTTCAATTATCTGATGGTACATATAAATGGGTAGTTAAAATTCAGTATAATTAAAATGGCTACAGGAACATTATATAAAACCGAAGTATATTCAATAATATCAGTAGCTACAGGAAATGCTCTTTCTGTTGATTTAACTATTGAATTTTATCGTGAAGGTCCTAATAAATATGTTATCGCTAAAATACCTAGTTTTTCATTAAATAATATAAATTATAATGGATTTAATTTTGAAAGCACACCATCTTTTTCTAATTCTCTTTTAACTGCTGAAGTTCAAACTTTAGCTAGTGATTATTTTATAAGTGAAGTTCAAATACAAGCTCCTAATTTTATACTAAAAGCTCCACCAACTCCAAACCCATCTGCTCCTCCACAACCTTTACCTCCTGTATCTCCTACAGACCCAGATGCTGATTTAGTTATGCCTTCTAATATTAAAGAAGATACTATAATTTTAGTTCCTGAAAATCAAGCAGAACCTATTCCTATACCACAAGAAGTAAATGATCAAACTGAAATAGAGACAATTCAAAAAGAAGAAGAACAAGTAGTAACAGATAATATTCAAACTGAACCTGAAGTTATTGAAGATAATACTCCTCCAACTTTAGAACCTCCTAATAAAGAAAAAATAGCAAAAACTATAAATAAAAAAAGTAAAGAATTAAAAAAAATATTAATACCTACATTAATATCTGTATTAACCTCAATAGGAGCTAGATATATAAATTCTAAAGTCGAATTACCTGCTATATGCTCAGTTAAACCTATAACAGATAGAGCAATAAAAATTAGAAACCAAGCAGTAGAAAAATTAAATAGTGTAGTTAAAATTTTAAACACAGTATCTTTAGTTTTAACAGGTTTAACTTTAGCCGCTGCTTTATATGAAAGTACTAGAAAAAAAGTTAAAACAGCTAGACAAGCAGCTTCTATAGCAGCATCCGCAATACCTCCACCTGCTGGAGTCCCAGGACAAGTAGTTTCATCTTTAAATAC